ATGTCTTTCGTAGAAGTCCAATTCCCCAGTGACATCAGCTATGGGGCAACCGGCGGACCCATGTTCTTAACGGATGTGGTGGCCACGGTTTCCGGCCATGAGCAGCGCAACAGTAAGTGGAGCCAAGCGCGAGCGCGGTACAATGTGGCGTCCGGCGTCAAAACCGAAACGCAGTGGCAGGCGCTGATTGCCTTCTTCCGGGCGCGTCGAGGCAAGGCGGTGGGGTTTCGCTTCAAGGATTGGGGTGATTTCAAGGCGGTGAACCAGCCGCTGCTTTCCCTCGGTGGCACCCAGTATCAGCTGGTAAAGCAATATGTCAGCGGCGCGGTGGTATCGGAGCGGATCATCACCAAGCCCGTGGCGGGAACGCTGAAGCTGTATCGCAACAGCATTTTGCAAGCGAGCGGCTGGAGCATCGACACCACCACCGGCATCATCACCACATCACTCACCGGCACGCTCACGGTGGATTTTGATTTCGATGTGCCGGTGCGTTTCGATACCGACGAGCTGGCGCTTTCGCTCGATAGTTTCAACGCCGGAAGCTGGAACAACATTCCGCTGATCGAGGTGCGCATATGAGAGTCATCTCCCCACAACTCGAATCGCATTTTGGTGGTGGCCTGACGACACTGGCCACTTGCTGGCGCCTGACGCGGCAGGATGGCGCAGAGCTTGGGTTCACTGACCTTGACCGCACGCTGGTGATCGACACGCTGGAATATGATTCCATCGCTGGGTTCACGCCCACCACGGTGGAAAGTAAATCCAACATGAGCGTGGATAATCTTGATCTGGAGGGGCAGACATTCCCATCGAAGATCACGGAATCTGATCTGCTGGCCGGAATGTATGACTATGCTGAAATCGAGATATTCCTGGTCAATTACGAGGATCTGTCTCAGGGCAAGCTGGTGGTGAAGCGTGGACGTCTTGGCGAAGTGACACTGAACGCGCAGATGTTCCATGCTGAAGTGCGCGGCCTCACGCAGCATTTAAGCCAGACGATTGGCGAGGTCTATTCGCCTTCCTGCCGCGCTGTGCTGGGCGATAGCCGCTGCAAGGTGAATCTCGCCAGCGTCACCGTCACCACCACCGTTTCGGAAGTGTTGAGCAACCAGACATTCAAGGCCAATGCGCTGACGCAGGCGGCGGGTTGGTTCACCGGCGGCGAAGTGGAATGGACAAGCGGCAATAATGACGGGCGGCGCATGGAGGTGAAGGAATTTTCCTCCAAGCAGGTGGTGCTGGCGTTGCCGATGGGGAAATCCATCCAAGTCGGTGACGGGTTCAAGATCATCGCCGGGTGCGACAAGACACATGAGACCTGTCAGGCGAAGTTTAACAACATCCTGAATTTTCGTGGCGAGCCGTATGTCCCCGGTGTGGACGCGCTGCTCACCACGGCAGGAACCATGAGTAAGAGCAACCGCAATGGCTAGAATCACGAAACCAGAAATCATCCTGCAAGCACGCACATGGCTTGGCACGAAGTATCACCACCAAGGGCGCTTGAAGAAATCCGCTGCTGGCGCGGGTGGTGTGGACTGCATCGGCCTGATTATCGGCGTGATTGATGAGCTTGGCTTGCAGGATGGAACCGGCACGCAGCTCTCGGCGCATGATGAGTTTAACTACTCCATGCACCCGGAGCGTGGGCGGCTGGTAGCGAGCATCCAGAAACACTTGCGTGAAGTGCCGCTGGCGAAAATGACGGAAGGCGATGTGCTACTGTTTCGCACCTTTCGTGATCCTCAGCATGTGGGACTGCTTTCAAACTATCCGACCGGCGGACCCGGCTTGATCCATTGCAATTCCAGCGCTGGGCGCGTGGTCGAGCAACCGCTTTCCGATGCGTGGGTGCGAATGCTCACCCATGCCTATCGTTTCAAAACTGAACAACTCGAACCGTTGAAGTGAGTCATGGCTGATATAGTCCTTCCAGTTGTTGGTGGTGTGACCGGCTTTGTGCTGGGTGGTCCCTCCGGGGCGATCCTTGGCGCGAATCTGGGTGGCATGGCTGCCGGGATGTTTTTCCCGAAAAGCCAGCGCGTGCAGCTACCCACCCAAGAGGGACCCCGCCTTGCCGATCTTCGGGCGCAGATTTCCACCTACGGGAACATGATCCCGAAAGTATATGGCACGATGCGGCTGGCCGGGAATGTGATCTGGGCAACGGACATTAAGGAAGTGCGCAGCGAAAAAACCACCACGCAAACTTCCAGTGGTGGCGGCAAAGGTGGCGGCGGTGGCGGCAAAACCACCACCAGCCAAACCACCATTTCCTATGAGTATTTTGTCACGCTGGCGATAGCGATCTGCGAAGGCCAGATTGATGAAGTGATCCGCGTGTGGGCGGATAGCAAGGTGCTGACAGAAGCCGAACTTTCCGCCGCGCAAGGCAAGTATAACGTTCATTTTGGGGATGAAACCCAAGGTGTCGATGACATCATGGCCAAATACCTGCCAGCCGGAACCATTCCGGCGCATCGCGGCTTGGCGTATATGGTGATCGAGGATTTTCCGCTCGCGGCATACGGCAACCGCATTCCGAATTTTACTTTTGAAGTGCGCCGGACAGTGAAATTCAGCCCCAGCGTGGAAGAAAAAGTGAAGGATATTGTGATCATCCCCGGCGCTGGGGAGTTTGTCTATGGCACTCAGGTCACGACCAAGCAGGACGGGTATTATGCCTATTTCGGCGGCGCTTTCACCCCGTCGGGCGATAAGAAATCCATTAACATGCACAATTACGACGGCAAAGCCGATGTTCTGGTGGCGATTGATCAGCTGGTGAAAAACCTGCCGAACCTCGAATGGGTGGCGGTGGTGGTGACATGGTTCGCCACCTCCACCGATGCCGGAGCCTGCACGATCATCCCCAAGGTGGAGTTTCAAGGCACTACGCAGGTGCTGCCGCAAGACTGGAGCGTGGCGGGCATCAGCCGCGCCGCCGCGCAAGTGGTGCTGAATTTCGGTGATGACACTCCCACCTATGGCGGCACGCCTTCGGATCACACGGTGGTGCAGATCTGCGCGGAACTAAGAAACCGTGGGCTGAATGTGATGTTCTACCCCATGATCTTCGTGGATACGATCACGCCAGAGCCAAAGCCGTGGCGTGGCCGTATTACGCCTGCGAATGCGACCGATGCCAACAACTGGTTCACGAAAACCAACGGCTACAATGCGTTCATCATGCACTATGCCAATCTGCTCAGTGGTGACGTGGATGCGTTTGTGATGGGTTCGGAACTGGTAGGCATGACCGGCTTCACTGATGCGCCGGGCAGCTATCCGGCAGTGTCGCGCCTTGTAACGCTCGCCGGTAGTGTGAAGGCCGCCATGCCGGGAACGATCATCACCTACGCGGCAGACTGGAGCGAATATCACAGCCGTGGCGGGTGGTTTAACCTCGATCCGCTGTGGGCTTCTTCCAATATCGACGTGGTGGGGATTGATAGCTATTTCCCGATCACGCCAGACTTGCCGCAAAGCCAGATCACACCGGAGCTGATCACTGAATACTGGGAAAAAGGCGAAGGCTGGGATTATTACTATGCGGATTCGGTGGCTCGCACCGGCCTCACGAACTACACGGATGCCAAATATGCGTGGAAAAACCTCGAATATTGGTGGAAGAACACGCATGTAAACCCGAACGCGGTGGCAACCGGATGGACGGCAAAAATGAAGCCCGTGTGGTTTACGGAGTTCGGCTTTCCCTCGGTGGATGGCTGCACCAACCAGCCCAACGTGTTCTATGATCCGTCATCGAGCGAGAGCTTCTTCCCGCGTGCCAGCAAAGGCCGGGTAGATTTTCAGGCGCAGCGCGTGGCGATTGATGCGACGCTCGACTATCTGGAAGCACGCAGGCTGGAAACCGGCAACGCCAATCTGGTGCCGCGCCGGTTTATCTGGACATGGGACGCACGGCCATTTTCCTTCTGGCCTGATCTGGAAGGCGTGTGGCAGGATTCGATCCTCTGGGCAACCGGCCATTGGGTGAACGGCAAGCTGGGTGCTTCCACGCTCGGCGCGGTGGTGGCAGAGTTGCTGCAAGCGGCTGGCCTTACGCCCTCGGATTATGACGTGACGCGCCTCACGGCCTCGCTGGAGGGGTTCATCCTTCAGCAACCCATCACCGTGCGCAATGCCATTGAGCAGCTGACCTCGGCGTTTTTCTTCGACATCGTGGAAAGCGACGGGATTCTGAAATGCGTGCCGCGTGGCAGCGCCTCGGTGAAATCCATCCCGGAGGATGACCTCATCCCCAGCACCAAAAGCGGTGTGCAGGATGTGCTGGAGATCAACTACGCGCAGGAGCTTGAACTACCTCAGCGCGTCAATGTGACCTATCTCGACCGGCCATTTAACTATGACCCGGTGACGCAGGTATCGCAGCGGCAGGTGGTGCGTGCGGTGGATCAGGTGACGATCAATCTGCCGATTGTCATGGGCGCAACGCAGGCCAAGCAGGTGGCGGATATTACACTTTATGGCACTTGGAAGGAGCGCCTGAGCTTTTCGCTCACCGTGCCGCCCAAATATGTGCGGCTGGAGCCCACGGACGTGATCACCGTCACCGTTTCCGGCGTCGCACATGAAATGCGGGTGGTGAAAACCGATATGGAATCCAACGGCCTGATGAAGATCAGCGCGGTGGCGGAAGATGTCAGTTCCTACGATTTCTACACCCCGCCGGGTGAGACATCGCGCAACATCACACCGCCGGTGCTGGTGCCGGAAACGCTGGTGCAGTTTGTGGATGCGCCGCCACTGCCCAGCGATACGGTGCAAAGCCAAGGCCTGCTGCGTATCGGAGTTGCACCCGATGGGGCAGACTGGAACGGCGCGGCGGTCTATCGCTCGGATGATGGCGGCGAAGCTGGCGGCAACACCTTCAACCTGCTGGCAGGGCTCGAAGGTGCAGCCACGTTCGGCGCGATCATCACCAACCTTGCGACTGGCACCACCGTGACGTGGGATCAGTTCAATCAGGTGGAGGTGCTGCTTACTGCCGGAAGCCTCGCCAGCGTGAGCGAGCTTGCGGTGCTGAATGGTGCCAATGCTGCGCTGATTGGTGACGAGCTGGTGCAGTTCCAGAATGCGGAACTGATCGGGGAGCGCACTTATCGCCTTTCCCGGCTATTGCGCGGCCGTCAGGGTACGGAATGGGCGGTGGGTAGTCATACCGCCGGGGATAGGTTCATCCTGCTTTCTCCGGCGTTATATACGACCGCAATCCCGAACAACCTGATCGGGCGGCAGCTATTCTATAAGGCAGTAAGCGTTGGCAACTCGCTGGGCAATACCGACCAGATCACCTTCACCTACACCGGGCGGAACCTGAAACCCTTCGCACCGGTGCATGTGGCGGGTGTTCGGAATGGTTCCGGCAATCTCACGATCAGCTGGGTGCGCCGCTCCCGCGTGGATGCGGAATGGCGCGATGGGGTGGACATACCGCTGGGCGAGGAATCAGAACGCTATGAGGTGGAAATCTATAGCGGCCTGACACTCAAGCACACGATTGCCACAACCAGCCCAACCGCCAACTATCCGGCAGCCGATCAGGTGACGGACTTCGGCAACATGCAAAGCAGCGTCAGTGTGAAGGTGTACCAGCTTTCCGCTGTAGTGGGGCGTGGGTATAAAGTGGAAGCTACTGTTTAGGTTTCTTTGATCGGATTCCAGCTTGATAGGCTGTTTCAGCCCAATGTCTGGCATGGTCTGGTGAATCAAAGAAAGCCTCTGGTGCTGACCAGTATGACATTTTTGCGGTTTTGTTTTTTGCTTCATAGGTGAACTGTTCGCAACCCTCAGCCTCGAACAATTTCTGGCTTTGTTTATCTGCTTTTAAGTAGAGCGAATCATCACAAGTGAGCGCAAAAATCTGCCCATTTCTATAGAGACCAAAGCCGCTAAACATAGGACGGTAAGTAATATCGCCCCAGTTCGAAAGCATGTCCGCTATGTGCTCGCAGTAATCGTTCTTCATAGCCTGTGATAATAATCCAACCTGCAAAATAAGTGGAGTATTTTATGACCCAGACCACACGTCTGGGCTTGCCTTATATTGTCACGAGCCAAGCCCAGAAAGAAGTGACGCATAACGCATCGCTCAATATCCTTGATGCGCTGCTACAAGCGGCGATGGAGAGCATTAGCGTCAACACGCCTCCGGTTTCGCCGGTGGCGGGTGAAAGCTACATTGTGGGCGCAGCTCCCTCCGGCGCATGGGCTGGCAAGGCCAAGGCGCTGGCTTATTACAGCACGGCGTGGAACTTCATCACCCCGTGGGAAGGCCTGACCGTATGGGCGAAAGACGCCAACGCGCTCTACACCTATGACGGCACCAACTGGGGCGTTTCGGTGGCCACCCCGACATCGCTTCAGAATCTTTCGCTGCTGGGCGTGAACACCACAGCGGATTCCACCAACAAGCTGGCGGTGGCGAGTGAAGCGATACTGTTCAATCATGTGGGCGGCGATCTTCAGATCAAACTCAACAAAAACGCAGCTGGCAATAAAGCTGGATTCCTCTTTCAGAGCAACTGGTCAGCGCGTGCAGAGTTCGGCCTGCTGGGGGATGATAACTTCACGCTGAAAGTATCGCCGGATGGTTCCACGTTTTATGATTCGCTGAAGATGCTTGCAGGCAGTGGCCGTGCGGCGGTGAAGGCCAATGGCGCAGGTCTAAGCGCAGCAGGCACCACGCAAGGCACCGCCACCGCGATCACCAAACAAACAAACCAGTTCACCACGGTGGGCGCTGGGCAAGGCGCAATCCTGCCTTCGCCAGAACAAGGGGAATTCATCTTCGTGGCCAATGCCGGAGCAAACGCGCTGAACGTCTATCCCGCCACCGGCCAAAGCATTAACGCACTCGCCAACAACGTCGCATTCTCGCTGGCCGTGGGAAGAAACGCCCTGTTTTGGGCGGCCACCACAAGCAAATGGTACGCACTTTTATCAGCTTAAAGGAGGATTTATGGCTTCGGCTTTCGCTTATCAAATGGTGTTCAATGATTCACTGGCGCAGGAGTTCCGTAAAATCCTGACGAAGCCCCCTTAGTGGGGGAAATGGAAACTCACATACGACGCTCGATGAAGCATTAGACCGCTATCAAATAGCAGATCAATCACAACTGGCCGCCCTCTGAGGCGGCCTTTTTCGTTTTGGGGAAATTATGACACACGAAAAGGAAGCTGAAGACTTGGACGTGCATGTGGCCGTGTGCGCGGAGCGTTACAAGGCGCTGGAATATAGGCTGGATCGCATCGAGCGGGTGCTGTGGTGGTCAACCACCATCCTCATGACCGGCATGGGCGGCATAATTTTCAAACTCATCACATTACGGGGGATTTTATGATCACACTTCTCGGTGCCATTGTTGGCTTTATCAGCGCGGCTTTTCCTGACCTGCTGAAACTATTCAAGGATAGTCAGGACAGAAAGCACGAGTTGACGATCCTGCGCCTGCAAATGGAGCAACAAGCGCAAGGCCACGCCAACCGGCTGGAAGAAATCCATGTGCAGGCCGATATTGCAGAAAGCCGCGCCCTCTACAAAACCTTCTATTCCGGCATTCGCTGGGTGGATGCGCTGAACGGCACGGTGCGCCCGGTCATCGCTTACAGCTTCTTCGCTCTCTATGCCGTGGTTAAGGTGATGCAGTTCTCTGCTGATCTGCCGTGGTTACTGTGGACGGAAGAAGATCAGGCGATCTTCGCAGGCATCATCAGCTTTTATTTCGGCCAGCGTGCCATGACGAAAGTGCGGGGTGGAAAATGAGACACGTCACACAGGAAGGCCTGAGCCTGATTAAACGCTTCGAGGGCTTTTCTCCGTCGATCTATCTGGATGCGGCAGGCCTGCCCACGATTGGCTACGGGCATTTGCTGCGTAAGGGGGAAGCGGAGATGTTCCGGCGGGGTATCAGCCACGAAGCAGGCATTGCACTATTGATCAAGGATGTGGAAGCCGCCGAGCGTTCCGTGCTGCGCCTGATCACTGTGCCACTCACCAACGGCCAGTTCGATGCGCTGGTGTCGTTCACCTTCAATCTGGGCGGTGGGGCGCTTCAACGCTCCACCCTCCGCCGCAAGGTCAACCGAGAAGAACATGACGACGTGCCTGCTGAATTCCTACGCTGGGTATGGGCTGGCGGAAAGAAACTGCGCGGATTGGTTAGGCGGAGGGAGGCGGAATTACTACTATATCAGAGCGTATACTAA